CTATTAGAACCTCTCGCAAGAAAGAAGATGCAGAGCATTGGCTTAATTCGCACGGAATTATCAACTACGATGATCTGATTGATTACTCTTACCATTTAGAGGGCGAAGACTTAAAGAAGCGCCAGTTTATTCTAAGTCGTTCTCGTGCACCGATTGAGATGTATGTGGACTCTGATCCTTCTATGTGTGCATGGGTCTTTGAAGAGCAAGGTATTCCTGCAATTATGTTTATGAACCCAGGGTTTCTTGCCGTAGAACGTCGTCCAGACGCACCTAAGAAAGTTCGTCAATGGTCTGATATTGAAAACTCCATCAATCGAGTCAACGTGGCTAAGTCCAGAGATGCTGCTAACCCCAAGGAACTAGAGTTCTGGGATGACTAAACTTATCTTTTCAGGTGTAGAGGTTGGTTCCAATCGCACCCTGCTAGAAGGCATGAAAGTTGAGTCGATGGGACTCAACTTTTGGGGTCTTCGTAAGCGTGGTCTACCTAAGACTAAAATCTGGCTTATAAGCGAGCACTTTGACCCAGAGACCAAGGTCTACATTGAATCAGGGGCATCACAGGCTGACAAGGCTGGGCTATCTCGTGAGGAACTCATTGACTTGGCCGCTGACTATCAAGAGTTCCTTGTCAACAATGCAGATCGTGCTGAAGGGTTCTTAGAGTTCGACTCACAAATACTCGGCCTTGAATGGATAGAAGCGCAGCGTCCCTTCTTCAGTAACGACCCTAAACTATGGGTCATATGGCATGAAGAGTATGGCCAGAGTAAGTTGGCAGAGATGTCACGCAACTTTCACAATGTGGCTATTCCCCATGACGAGATCGAGTCAGTAACTAACTTGGCCGCCGTAACAAGGACTTACTCCAACCAGTTCAAAGTCAACTACCACGCCCTCGGATGTGCCAAGCCAGACAACCTAAGATCTATACCATTTGTCACTGCCAGCACATTGTCATGGCTATCGCCTATGCGTAGAGGTGAGACGATCATCTGGGATGGAGCACGTCTAGTACGTTATCCCAAAAAGATGAAGGATCAGGCACGACCTCGCTACAAGAACATTGTAGAGAAGGCTGGACTAGACTATTTAGAGTTTGTCAAAGATAGTACCCTTGAAGCAACTAGAGTTGCTGTCTGGTCATACAAGAAACTAGAGGAATCCATGGACAAGAAGACCCCCAACTTCCACATCATTGATGGTGGTAAAGACAAGAACTTATCTGATAATAGCGATGAGTTTATGACGGGGTTGATGGGATTAGAACTGTCCACTTCTGATAACAGTGGAGCAGATGGGGGGAAAGTGGAGCGCAGTGGAGCAGTAGAAAGAGCCCCTGAAGAGATGACAAACTTGCCTGTTTTTGGTTTCAAAATGAAGACGATAGTTGAGACAGATGATGATGGCAACGATGTTTTGATAGATGTACCCGTCATTAAAACACAACAGAATTCTCTTCGCCAATGCGATACCTGCTTCGTTGCCTCTAACTGTCCAGCGTTCAAGCCGCAAAATACTTGTGCATTTAATCTTCCAGTAGAGGTAAAAACTAAGGAGCAACTAAAGGCATTACTTACTGCAATTATCGAAATGCAGGGGCAGAGAGTTGCTTTTATGCGTTTTGCAGAGGAAATGAATGGCGGATACGCAGATCCAAATCTTTCTCAAGAGATCGATCGCCTACTCAAGTTAGTGGGTAATGTCAACGAGATGGATCAGAATAAAGAGTTCATTCAGATCACAGCCAGCCGACAATCTTCTGGTGGAGTGCTCTCTGCAATCTTTGGAGATCGTGCTCAGGCTCTCAAAGAGTTCCCTAATCCAATTCGTGAAGAGACCATTACTAAAATTATCTCTGAATCAATAGAAGACTAACTTATCTGATAACAGCAGTTAACAGGGTGTGATTCATATCTCACCCGTAGTTGACCATTTTCTTTTTCGATTAATACTTCGCAAAGTTAGCATATACATGATAGGTTCTCAAGCGCAATACTAAGCAACCCACTGAGGGGTATTTAGACATTTACAGAAATGGTAGGGGTTATGACAACATTATCTTTCAAACTTACTGAGGACTTTATTGGACCGTACCGCCCAAAGAAGGCGCCGTTTGGTTATCAAGATGCAGCAGGAAACTCGGTTGGAGAGATAACTTTTTTACGTACCTATTCTCGCCTCAAGGCAGATGGTACGAAGGAGACGTGGGTTGATGTGTGTGAGCGAGTCATCAATGGCATGTACTCATTACAGAAAGATCACGCAAAGACAAACCGATTGCCATGGTCAGATGCAAAGGCAGCAGCATCAGCCAAGGAGGCATTCGATCGCTTATGGAACTTGAAGTGGACACCACCAGGACGAGGTCTTTGGGTCATGGGAACTCCACTAGTCAATGAGCAACGCAACTCAGCGGCATTACAGAACTGCGCCTTCGTTTCAACTGGATCGATGGTCAAGACAGACCCAGCAAAGCCTTTTGCATTCTTGATGGAGGCATCAATGCTAGGAGTGGGAGTTGGCTTCGATGACAAGGGCGCTGACAAAGACTTTGCTATCTATGCACCACAAGGAGAAACTACTTATGCCATCCCAGACACCAGAGAAGGTTGGGTCGAAGCAACAGCCGCCCTCATCAATGCCTACCTCAAACCAGATACGAAGGCTCCAGTATTTAATTACGAAGCAATCCGTCCAGCGGGTGAACCAATCCGCACCTTTGGTGGAACCGCAGCAGGAGCAGAACCGCTAATCAAACTGCATCAGTACATCGGTGAACTATTCAAAGATCGTGCTGGTCAGAAGTTAACTCGTCGTGACATCGCAGACATCGGCAACATGATCGGTGTGTGCGTTGTCTCTGGCAACGTCCGTCGCTCTGCAGAACTACTCATCGGTCGCATTGAAGATGAAGAGTTTCTAAACCTGAAGAACTACGAGAAGTATCCAGAGCGTATGACACATGGCTGGATGTCAAACAACTCAGTGGCAGTTAATGTAGGAGATAACCTAGATAACATCATCGAAGGCATCGCCCGTAATGGTGAGCCAGGAGTTATCTGGATGGACATCTCTAAGCAGTATGGTCGCCTCGCAGATCCAATCAACAACAAGGACTGGCGTATTGCAGGGTACAACCCATGTGCCGAGCAGTCACTAGAGTCATACGAGTGCTGCACACTGGTAGAGACCTACTTGAATCGCCACACAGACCTCGATGACTTCAAGCGCACATTAAAGTTTGCATACCTGTATGCAAAGACTGTGACTCTCCTTCCAACGCACTGGGAAGAGACCAACGCAATCATGCAGCGTAATCGCCGTATCGGTACATCTGTATCGGGAGTAGCAAACTTTGCAGACAACAAGGGACTTCCTGTACTGCGTCAATGGATGGATGAAGGCTACAAAACCATCAAGTCATACGACACCAACTACTCAGAGTGGCTTGGTATCCGTGAGTCAATCAAAATGACCACAGTCAAGCCATCAGGAACAGTAAGTATCTTGGCTGGAGAATCTCCAGGAGTTCACTGGACTGTTGGTGGTCAGTACTTTAATCGTGCTATTCGTTTCTCTAACTCAGACCCAATGCTTCCCTTGTTTAAGTTAGCAAACTATCGAGTAGAACCAGCAAGTGAGTCTCCTGATACGACTTCGGTTGTCTTCTTCCCTATCAAATCTGCTGCAAAACGAAGTGAGAAAGATGTAAGTATCTACGAGAAGATGGCACTTGCTGCTACTGCACAACGCTACTGGTCAGACAACTCAGTCTCAGTAACTATCTCATTTGATCCAGAGACAGAGTCATCGGCTATTGGTACGGCTTTGCATATGTATGATGGTCAACTTAAGACTGTCTCGTTCTTGCCTAGTGGTAACCATGTCTATCCTCAGATGCCTTACACACAGATCACAGCAGAAGAGTACGAGAACGATGGAGTTATGAGATTGTTCCCAATCGACTTCTCTGGTGTCTATGCTGGTATGGCTGCTGATGCTATTGGTGAGGCTTACTGCACCACTGATGCTTGCGAAGTGAAACTGATTACTGATAATCAACCTAAATAATCTAGCAATACAAAGCGGAAGCCCTGCCTTTTGGTAGGGCTTTTGCTATTGCTTTAGCAATCGCACTCTTCTCCTGATTGCAGGATGCCTTGACCTTGGCACTTGTAACATGCTTCTAGTGAGGCTTTGCAATCAGCCTCATGGTCTTTAATTCTTTTCTTGACATACTCTGCACTTGACATCTTGCTTGCATCTGCCTTGGAGACCCAGTCCCATGGATACATGTCTATCTTCCTATTACAATCAGGACAAGGTAACACGATGTTCTTTCTATCTTGACCGCCACTAGGGTAGGTATGGATTCTCCAACCCAACTGAACTAATTTGCGCCAAAAGAGTTCTTCTATCTCAGTATCAGTAAGAGGGTGTTCACGCCAAGGCTTGTCATCAAAAGGTAACTCAGGTTGTTGCCAACCTTGTTGGTGTTGCTTCTGGTATGGCTTTGGGAACTGCCCTTGCTTCTGGTGTGGCTTCTGGTATGGCTTTGCTGTACTGCTCATCACATGATCACGCTCATGTGGAACTGGATAACCTGCTGCCATCTTGCTCCCCTTTGAGTAACTAACTAACTAACCTGGCCGCCAGGTAGAGTTACTTCGAAGATAGCCCCGCCATTTCTGACGGGGCTTCTCCTATTGCTTACTCTGTTGCTTGTCCTATTGCTTTGGCTTTCGCTTTTGCTATTGCTTTTGCTTGGGCTTCGGGAAACTGTGCTAACCACTTCCTGACTACAGGATTGTTAACACCTTTCCACGCTACCCAGTTATCGCCTTGCTTGCTCATGTGATAAGCAATCTTGGCATTAACCACAGGGTTCAACAGTTGGGCGTTGTACTCCAAACTGAACTTTTCCCTACGATCTTGCCCTAATGAGTCAACCATGTTGATCTGGAACAACCCGAATGAGTTGTCTCCTGTATCTCGGTTGCCATTATGGGAGAGAGGGTTGCCACGAGATTCTTTCATGACGATTGCCCACGCATGGCGTAAGGCTTCTCCCTTGAATCCAACTGCGTGAAGCAGATCGACTAACTCTGTCTTGGTCAGACTATCTGCGTTCTCGTACTTGGCTAGGGCTCTCTCTTGGTATTGCTTTTGGTATTGCTTCTGCTTGATCTGTGCTTCGGCTTGCGTAGGGCTGAAGGCTGGTGGCAGTACCACTATCCCACTTGCTACGAAGATCGCCGTAAATAGCGATCCGAATACGATCTTGCCTCTTCTTGTTAGTTTCATCATCACTCCAAAAAGTCATTGACACTTTCTGATGCCTTTGACTGGTTGTGACGAAGGCGATGTAGGTATCGCTCTGTCGTCTTTATCGACTGATGCCCTAAGCGTTCCTTGACCTCATGCACATCTACCCCACTTTTTAGAAGTTGGGTAGCGTTAGCGTGTCTGAGATCATGAGTTCTAGGACTCCAACCGATGCCTGACTTGGCTATTGCCTTGTTCCATGTAGTTCTCCATACATCTCGTGGTAGGTGACTCGTATGGTCGATGAATCTCTGTTGCTTTTGGTATGGCTTTGTCTTTTGCCTGTGCTTTCGCACCGACTCTCGACAAGCCTCACATCGGCAACGCCCATGTGTATAGGCGTACAGAGTTCCATGCTGGAACAGTTTTCCGTCTTGGGCGAATGGTCGCTTAGACATTTCTCCACGAGAAGTCTTTAGTTTACCTGTTGTTAAGATGATCGTTCTTGGGAACAACAGGTCATCTTTTGATAGGGCTTTTGCTATGACATAGCCCTGAATCTCTTGTAGTAGGGCTTTGCTTAACATAAGGCTTCGCTTTTGCCCTGACTTTGTGGCTTCTACGACTAGAAACCTGCTGGTATGGCTTGTACCTAGATCGCTGACTCGCCTTTGGACATAGACTTCCCCTGTCTTTAGGTTGATGTCCTTGACCCTGATCTCGGTGGCTTCCCCGAATCGGCAACCTGATGCGACTAAGAATCGGGCGAATAACTGAGCCCCTTCGGTCGGTAGGTGCTGAATAATCGCCTTAAACTCTTCGGGCTCTACGACATTCGAGATGTCAGAATGTTTCGCCTTGATCTTAATTCCATGAGTGGGGTTCTCGGTCAATTCTCCTGTATCGACTAACTGAGACAGGGCAGACCCTAGCGATGCCTTGATCTGATTGAGGGTGGCAGACCCCACCCCCTGACCCCTGAGGGCTTGAAGTAACTCTTGAATCGCCCGTCTATCGATCGAAGTTACTTTGCGAGTTCCAAGAGTCGGAATCACATAGCGATCGAGTACTGACCGATAGCCCTTGCGAGTGATCGGCATGAGATCGGCGGTCGGTAACCATGAATCGATGTAGGTCGATAGGGTAAATACAGCCCTAGAAGGCTCGCTGACACCCGATACCTCTGCTTTTGAGGCGTGATACATGGCATCGATCTCCGAGCCCCATGTACCTGCTGAGAGGCGTTTTCCGCCCTTTCTG